AAGGATATTCATTTCACGCAAATCTTGCGCGGTTAATCTCATTTAAGATTAAGCAGCGGCAGTAACTGTAATAGCACATCCAGTAATTCTTGAATCTGCAAAAACACTGTTTGAATCGTCGGAAATTACTAAAAATCCATCTGATGTTGGAGATTTAGCACCATTCAACAATTGAACAAGAGCTTGGATAACTTCTTTTTGCTTGTTTGCTGTAACGGTAAGTGTAACTTTATCTACCGCAGCAATATCAGCACCAGTACCTAGCATGCTTTCGAATTGCAGTTCTAAAGTAGTAGTTGAGGCTGTGCTAACAAAACCTCTAAACTTACTTACAGGCACGCAATAAGCATCGTTTACCGCATCAAACGCTCCGTCTGTTTCTTCCATAAAATACAAATATGGTTCCATAATTTTTTGTTTTTTTTGTTAATAATTAGGTTAATTGTCGTTTTGAGTTTTAGAGTTTAAGGTTTATGGTTTAGGTCTAATCTATTAATACGACGTCTTGTTGTTTTATAACGCCGTAAAATTTATCTTTATGTTGTATACCGTGGCCTGCGTGCTTATCGTAATAAACAACATCATTTTCTTTTATTCCTTGCACAAGATCACCAACAGATACAACCTTTGCTTTTAAATATCTATTATCTTCGTTAATTTCGTCTGTTAAAATCAATCCACCTACTTTTTTAGGTTCGTTTTTGATCATATCTATTATAAGGTAATTGTTAACTGCCTTCATTTGTTCTCATATTAGATATTACACAATTTGCTGATATTATAGTTGATACTACACTTACCGCGTTTTTTAATGCTGTTTTAGTAACAAGCACTGGGTCTATAATTCCTTTTTCAATCATATCTACACTTTTACCTGTAACAACATCTATACCCAACCCTTTTTCTGGGCGCGGTGCTACTTGCGTGAATCCAGCGTTATCTAGTATGGTTACGAATGGTGCTTTTATAGACTTTAACAATACTCCTTCTCCAACGTTTTCTTCTTCTATACTTTGAGCAGCATTTAACAAAGCTATTCCTCCTCCTGGTACAATACCTTCTTTTAACGCTGCCTTTGTAGCATATATTGCGTCTTCAACTCTATCTTTCTTTTCTTTTAATTCTACCTTAGAATTAGCTCCAACTCTTATAATTCCAACAGAACCTGATAGCATTGCTATTCTTTGTTCTATTTTTTTCTTTAAAAACGGATTTTTTTCGCTTTTATGTAGCTTTTTAACCTCTTTTACACGCTCTTTAACACTTGGAATTGTTTCATTAAGCGTTAATATAGTGTTTTTATCATCCGTAACGGCTTTTTCAGCCTCCCCAAGTACATCTAGTGATATTCCATCTAAATCATCACCTAATTCTTCGTTTATTACTGTTGCACCAGTTAAAATTGCTAAATCTTTAATTGTGTCTTGCTTTGTTGGGCCAAAACCTGGTAAATCTATAATATTTACTTTAATCGTGCCCTTAACTTTGTTCATTAAAAGCGCACTTTTAACCTGTTGAGACACTGGTGCCGCGATTAATAATGATCTATTGTTTTTAATTACAAACTCTAATATGTTTTGTATCTTTCTAACGTTTGGAATTTCTGAAGCTACTATTAA